TCAGCTAAATACTGTCTAGTTTTAGTTAAATTATCTAATGGCACTTGTATCATTAAAGCACCACGTTCTTGCTTAGCTCTAATAGCAACACCGGATACTTCAGGCTTATCTGTACCTAACATAGCATCACTAACACCACTTATTTCTTTTATATTGAAGGCCGCTTTTTTCCCTATATTATCTATACCAGTGGGTATAGTGTTATGAGGGATTTTAAGCGGGGGTTGGGAACCACGATTGTACTCGAGTACTAATCCTGTTTCCGCCCCATGCTCCTCCAAATCGTCCGCTGTCATACCTACTAATGACCCAGACTCTACCATCCACCCACTATTAGCAGTTGTATTTACTATATGTAACTCTTGGGAAGATATTTTGTTTAATTGTTCTTGTGGGGAAAGTAAATTTCTTACCATACCAAATGGTCTACCTCTTCTCCAATAAGGGAAATAAGGGACGATTGTAAAATCAGAATATGGAGACCAGTCGTCATGTAGTACTACTTTATCTGCTGTAACAGTCCATCTAACTTTTTTATGTAACTTCTCTATTACACCTAACCCATACTCTCTGGCAAATTTATTTCTTTTTTGTTTTGACCACCCTGTTGGAACTTCTCTCATATCACCTGTAAGTTCATCAACAAAAAATTCACACATCATAAGTTTACGATGCTGTCTTTCTATAACTCTTATAGCTCTAACTGCCCCAACTTCTTCTGGGTCAGCTATAGGGTCTTCTCTATATTCAAGTCCTGTATTAACAGTGCCATATCTTTGTTCTTCATATTCAACAGAATCTATCCCAAAGCTTGAACCATTTTCAGCAATCACTCTTAACTTATCTGCTTTAGGTTGACCATATAATTCTTCAATCTCGTCTGTAGTCATCCACCGAGTTTTAAATACTTCATTCCAGGATTTTGGATCCCAGTCTTTTGCATCTGGGTCTATTAAAATATCTAATGGGTCTTCCGCTTTTATTCTTATCTCACCTTCTACATGATCACTAAAATCCATCCTGACATCAAAATAACCACGGTCTTGTATGAGCCCATCTGTAAACACCTGACTTTCTACCCAGTCCAATTTATTATTATCACCAATTTGTTTAAATAACTTATTTAAAATAGTAGCCGTTTCTTCGTCAGTGTTTCTTCTCGGTTTAAAATTAATGTCCATTCTTCTTGTAGACTGTTCACCTATTACAGTGTTTACAGTCGGAAGAATAGTATTAATTGTAAGTGCAGGTCTGCCTTCTTCATCTAGTGCAGCTATATCTGCTTGGTCCCATTGCTCCCCTCTATAAAAAGCATCACATTTTTTAGCCATATCTACATATTCTAGATGGCCATTATCTCTTGCCCTTTTATATCGGTCCCATTGGTTTTTACATATGCGGTGCTCTTCTTCACCTGTGAGTTTCTTTTGTTTTTTGTATCTAGGATCTGGCATTATGCTCTCATTGCTGTTTTAGTTTTAATATCTTTCGCAAGATGTTTTAATTTATCTCTCCATGATGGGATATGTTCAACTGGTTCAACATAAGTTGCAAACTCAGCCATCATTAAACCAACCCAAGCCAAAGCATCCACTTGGTCATCATGAACTCCATTTGGGAAACGTAATAATTCTGCAACTAGTGGACCTGTCCATATCTCATCTTTAGGTATTTTAACCATTCCTTGTTGCATTCTACCTTGTATCGCCCTCGCTCTTGCTTCCTTATCTCGCCTTCCCGGTTTCAAATCTTTAAAATAAGCCTCATATAGTTTACGCTCTCTTACCCTTTTTTCCAAGAATGGACCAAGGGCCATCTCTATATGACCTTTCTCAATGCCAATTATGGACGGTCTCCACTGTTCGTACAAGTCTAAAATGCGTTCAACTATCTCAAAACCGTCAAATTTACCTCGAACTAGATCAATTATATACATATAATCGTATTCATCTACTCCTACAACAATTCCAACTGAATAATCGTTCCTGTCTCTTTGACCAATGGCCAAGTCCCATGCACAGTAAAATTTCATTCTGCCAAGGTCAATTTCGCCTGGTTCATAATACCTGATCATATCTCTTGTGAAATAATCACCTTCATCTGAAACTGGATTCTGTTGATACAGCGCTGACCAATCTCGAGGGCCAACGGCTCTTTTTATTTTTTCTAACGAGGGTAAATTGTATCTATCTTCATGTAACGCCTCGCCCATCTTTCTGTACTCTTCATCGGCTTCTGCTATTGCTGGATATTTAACCACCTCCCATTCATCACCACCATCAGCTGCGCCTCTTAATAAACGTCCAGCTAAGTCGTCATCATGCCACCTAGTTAAAATTATAAGTATCCCACCACCTGGAGCGAGACGGGTATACGCAGTGGATGTATACCAGTCCCACACTGAGTCTCTATTAAAATCTGATTCTGCATCTTCTCTGTTTTTTACTGGGTCATCGATTACAAGTACGTGAGCACCTTTACCAGTAATACCACCTCCAACACCAGCTGCTACATAGCCACCACCTTTGGTAGTCAACCATGCTTCAACTGATTGAGAAGTTGGGTCTAATTTTGCTTCGGTGAAGACGTTCTTGTATAATGGCTCCCGCAGTAAATGACGGACCTTTCTACTGAAAGACATCGCCAACGATCCAGAGTACGAGCAACTTATAAATTCATGTTTTGGATTTCTGCCTAAGTGCCATGCTGGGTAAGCGATACTAGCTAATGTTGATTTCCCATGTCGTGGTGGCATAAACAACATTAATCTAGGAGATTTCCGATCAACTACATCTTGACTAAATTTTTCGAGGCGCTGGCAAATGTCTTTGTGTACCCAACCAGCAGAATAGTCAGGATTAAATCTCTCTACAAAAGGAAGGAGTCTTTTTCGTGAAAGTATACGTCTGGCTAATTCTTTTTGTGCCTTTAACGATGCGGCTTCTGCCTTTGGATCTTCTTCTTGTGGAGTTGGATCAGGGTTCGGGGCAATCCGCTCAGCGTCATCGGCTCGACAATATACACATAGACCATGTTCCTCCGAATACAATGTTTGCGGATGTAATTTCTTACAACGTGGACATTCTACTTTAGGTATTGTGCTCATCGTTTATTAAGTTTTTTATTAAACTTTAAATTAAATTCTGATTCTCTACCTTCTACCTTATCAATGCTGGCAGAGAAACCTGCGCTGTTATCTTCATTTCTCCAATCATATCCTAAACTAGCTCGCGCTGGCCTACCTGAGTCTTTACTAGCTGTTGCAGATAATCTACCTCCCCCTAAATTAGTACTAGCACCAAAATTTACTCTTGTATTAGAGTCTCTACCAGATCGTAATACCTCTTCTACTTTTAAAGAGGCGTTCCCACCTAAATCAAATTGTCTATTTAACGTGTAAGTGTCCCCCCTTCTTTCTAAATTAAAAGGTAGGGGGGATGCATTAATTTTATTAACTAGATAATCTTTTGTTGAGTCCCCAATATCTTTACCTTGTAGTAAACTTTGTTTTATTGCATCGGGTACACCTATTACATTAGCTACATCCTCTACTACTAAATTTTTAATATCAGGTGCATAAATAGCTGCAGCTTTTGCCTTCGTAGGTAAAACACCAAACAATAACCCTTCAGCATAATCAGAGAAATTCTGCTCGCCCGGACTAAATTCATATTTTTGACTGAACTGCGGAAGCTCATCTAGTTTTCTTGTAGCATAGTCTTTTGCAATATCACCAAAAGACTGCCTCCCCAAACCAATATTTACAACCGTGTTTAACCCTCGTGCTAATCTGGAATTAGGGTCCATAGGAGCAATATATGAAGGTGGTGTGTCTAACTGAGCTTGTAGATCAGCAAGACTTTGATCAAACTGTGATAACTTAGTTCCTGTTTGAACGTTTGTTGTCATTTTTTAGGTTCCAGATATTTAACATCATCACCTGCTAACTTTAGTAACTCCTCATCAGATAAATTTTCTAGCCTTTCTACTTGCTCTGCATTAATAATATTTATTTGTGTTGCATTTTCAGGAGCGAAAAGGCCATGTAATTTACATAATGAATCTACAATGTTTTTTTCTTCGGTAGCATTAGCTGATTTTCTATGAGCTTCGAGATACATACTAGTCGCAGTACCTTTATCAAAGTTATACTCTCGTCTAGATTCTTCGCGTAAATAATTTATAGCTTGGACTATTTTTGGTTTCTTAAAAATATCATAAACAGAGTCCATATCCTGGTATCCCGCCGCCCGTCCAGCAGCAGCTTTTGTCATTCCTCTTAAATAACACAGGATTAACCGTTCTTCTTGTACGCTTAATTCGTTTAAATGTATGCCCATATAAGGGTAGTGGGACTGTAATTCAGCTCTCTCAGAATTTGCCATGTAAATATAGTATCAAATTTCACCTTTAGTCGTCACTATATTCTTTATCCACCAGTAAAACATATCTTCAGTTAAAGTATGTTTCATTGTGTTGATTCTATGACATACAAGCTGGATATTTCCTGGTGTGTAATGTAAGTTAGGGTTAACTCTATCTATTGATACATTAAAATCGTGTACACCAGTACCATCTTTAATATGTGTCATGTGTACACCACTGATGGCACATCGTCCTTTTTGTTTATCCCATATCTGTATCAAATATCCAGGGTCGATGGCCCATTCCATTTCTGGATTTTTCTTGTTTCTTGAGTATTTCAACTGAGTGCACAAATGAGAAAGGTAAGCTTCTGGAGTTGCACTCCTACTTCTGTTCTGTTCAGCTGTTCTACATTTTTTGCAAATAGATCTATTCCATTTTCCTTTAAGAACTTCAAATTCTTTTAGGGGTCGATCCTTCTTACAATCAGCACATGTCCTTGTACTCATCAGGGCACTTTAGCATAGAAAATTTTTTATAGAAATTTTTTATAAAAATATATAAATATATCGCTCACACAGTGTTTGGATACTTTGCTATTTCCATACCCCCAACCCGATTTCCGATTCTGGAACCTTGTAATCAAAATCTTTCGAAGGAACCTTGTTTCAATTTTCAATTTAGGTACGCCAACGCCCAGCGTTGTCGGTGTTTAGTGTTTATGAATTAAAGGTAATGTCTCCCCTTGATTCCTATGTATTAATGAGACAATAAGGAGAAATTCACAATGAGTGGAACTTCAAGTAAAAGCTATGTCGTGAAAGCCCGACAAGGTAAGACTCTTAACTGGACTCCAAAAGGTCACATAAGACTCAACGCCACTATACGTAACCCTAGAGCAAATGAAGAAGGTCAGCCAGCTACTAAGCCAGCAGACCAGCTCTTTAATTACGCATACATGATAACTGGTACAGAAGATATCTCAATGCCTAATGGAGAAACCGAAACTCTTGATGTAATCAAAGGTTTTAGATTCACCCCTTACGATGGTAGTCCCGAGGTAACGATGTACATATCTGATATTGATATTCCCAAACAGGGGAAAGCATCATGAGTAAAACATCTAGGCTCTTAGCCAAAGGCACTGTCAAAGGAACAGCATTATCTGTCCTAGCTGGCAAACGCTTAATAGGCTTTATAGGTTCTTTCATCGAAGATGTGAAAGATGAGGTTAAAAAAGAAGAGCAGGCTAAGGACGAGCCTGTTCAACTTGACCTTCCATTAGATGACCCGAATACCCCAAAAAGGTCATCTATGAGGGATTTCGCCGATCAGGCGTAAACAAACGGTATTGGGGGTGTAAAAGCCCCCTTTACTACTATCATCAATCAACGGAGAACAACATGGACATACTAATAGCATTAGCTTGTATCACAATTATAGTAGCAGGTGGACTATACATCTCAGTACTATTCTATCTAGCTCCTCTATTAATAGCTCAAAAAGCTTTTATGGAAGAGTTTCTAAAGGATTAATTAACCCCCAATACCCTGAGCGTAGTAGGAGCTACGTTCAGGGCTTTTTTTATGGGCACTGGGGTGAAATGTGTGCATTTACTACTATCATCAGCTTGCTGATGTGGACTGTACAGATGTACTTGGACCTTTTTCCATAGAAAAAGAACTATGTCCAAGAGACCCCTGTGTACCGGTGTGTACCGGCAACCGCCACGCAAGTGGTACACAGCTAAACCCTTGATTTTAAAGGCTTTTTCCGAATGTGTACCGCGTGTACCATGTGTACCGGCAAATTTCGCTATTTGACCATGGACCATTGTTCATAGATAACTCTTATTTATCGTTTAAAATGAAAAACAAGTGGTACACCTGGTACACATGGACCATGGACCATAGATAAAGGTAATAGAATCAAGGACTTACGTGTGTACCACCAAGCGTCAATTCAGGTGGTACACAGAACACCTACATTTGTACATAAATTCAATAGAATCAGTAACTTAAGTGTGTACCACTGTGTACCACTAACGAACCACCTCTGGGTGGTTCGATGTTCAGTTTTAGTGATTATAACCAATATATGGAGTAAATAATGATTGAAATATTAATAACAGCCGTATCGGCAGTACTATTAGTGTATGTCTCATTTATTTGTGGAGCTTGGTACATGGCTAATGTACTTATCCACAGAATA